TCTATGACGACCTGATCGACCTGATCCACAGCATCGACCCCGCGTACCGGTCCTCCGGCCGGCAGCGGTTCATGCTGAACGACGCCACCCTGGCGTCGGTCCGGAAGCTCAAGGACGGACAGAACCGTCCGCTGTGGGAGCCGTCGATCCAGGTCGGCGTTCCGGACGGGATCCTCGGCCACGGCTACGTCGTGAACCAGGACATGCCCGTCATGGCCGCGAACGCCAAGAGCATCCTGTTCGGCGACTTCTTCGCGGGCTACCTGATCCGTGACGTCAAGGACGTGCAGATGCTGCGTCTCGCCGAGCGGTACGCGGACTACCTGCAGGTCGGGTTCCTCGGGTTCGCCCGAGCGGACGGCACCCCGCAGGACACCGCCGCGTACAAGGCGTACCGCAACTCCGCCACCTGATCCGACTGAGAGAGGACGCAGACCATGGCGACCACGCCGAAGAAGGAGGGCACCGACTCCTCGGTGCTCCAGGACAAGCCGACCGCTTCCGCGGCGAAGGCGGGTGACCATGACCGGATTGTCATGGCGTCGCGTCGCGCGGACGGCAGCATGGACCAGATCGCCCCGGAGTTCATCGGGGACAAGGCCGTGGCCGTTGCCGCGGCCAAGGAGCAGCTCGGCCAGCAGGCCGCGTCCGCTGTCGACGTGGCGGCGCGCGGGGTGTCCAGCACCCCGGAGGGCGCTGCGGCGTCCGAGCCGGACCCGGACGTCCGGGCGCTGAAGGACGAGCAGGACAAGGCCATCGAGTCGGCCGAGTCGCAGGCTGAGCGCGAGGTCAACCAGCTGCACCAGGGTCTGGGTGACTGACCCGTGGCCCGTATCCGCATGCTGACCAGTGTGTCGGGCCGCGGGTTCGCGTGGGCGCCGGGTGAGGTCGTTGACCTGCCCGGCGCCGAGGCCGCCCAGTGGGCCGACGGCGTGCGTGCCGTCATGGTCCGTGACGAGCAGCCCGAGACCCCGGAGGCTACGGCAGAACGGCCGGAGCGCACCGCCCGGAAGCAACCCGCGCGCCGGCCGCGTACCGAGACCCGCACGAAGTAGAGGGGACCAGCTGTGGCGTTGCTGACCCTGGACGAGGCGAAAGCCCAGCTCAACATCCGCACCACCGCCTCGGACGTCGAGCTGCAGATGTACATCGAGGCGCTCACCTCGGCCATCGAGGGGTACGTGGGTGTGGTCGAGGAGCGGGAGATCACGGAGACCGTGAGTGGGCAGGGCGCCGCTGTGGTGCTGCTGCAGACGCCGGTCATGTCGGTGACCTCCCTGACTCCAGTGCAGACCGGGGGGACGGCCGTGGACGTGGCCAGGCTGCACGTGGACGGCCCGTCTGGGGTGGTCGCCTATGCGGACCGCGCGCAGTTCTCGTGTGGCCCGTGGACGGCGGTCTACACGGCCGGGCGCCCCGTGGTCCCGCCGACCATCAAGCTGGCCGCGCTGCTCCTGTTGCAGCATTTGTGGCGGACGAAGAACGGCCCGGCCCGCGGGGCGTCCAGCGCCGACGACTACGCGGTGACCGAGCCCGTCCCTGGGTTCGGGTACGCGGTACCCAACCGGGTGCTGGAGCTCCTTGAACCGTTCAAGCTGCCGCCGGGGATCGGCTGATGAGCACGTCTGCGGTGCACGCCGCGATCAACGCGCTCGTCGTCCGGTTCGAGACCGCGCCCGCCCTGGACGGGGTGCGGGTCATCGATGGGCCGCCGCCGTCCGCCACGTTCTCCGAGCCCGACCGGCTGTACGTCGGGTGGGCTCCGGGGGCCGAGCAAGCTGCCGAGCTTAGCCAAGAGTTCGCCAGCGCCGGGGCCCGCCGCCGCGACGAGGACGGGCTCATCTCCTGCTACGCCGAAGCCCGCTCCGGCGACGAGGACATGGCCCTGTGCCGGGCCCGGGTCTTCGAACTGCTGGCCGTCGTCGAGGACGAGCTCCGGGCCACCGACACCGCCCCGGACGCCCCGACGCTCGGTGGCGCCGTCCTGTGGTCCGAGGTGACCACGGGGTCCCTGATCCAGGAGCAGGGACCGGACGGGGCGCTGGCGGGTCTCGTTTTCACCGTGGCGTACCGCGCCCGCATCTGATCACCACCAACCAGGAGGACAGCCATGGCGCGAGTGCGCTACATCGGCGCCGAGCCGGTCACCGTGCCGGAGCTCGGCGACCGCCGGATCGAGCCGGACGAGATGGTCGAGGTGCCCGACGCGCGCTTCGACGGGTACGTGTGCCAGCCGGGCACGTGGGAGGCGGTCGAGGAACCGAAGGACGACGAGCCTGCCCCGAAGAAGCTGGCCCCCGCGGTGAAGCCGCCGGCCACGAAGACGGAGGTCTGACATGGCGATCGGATCCGGGCTGGGTGCCCAGGTCGGTATCGCGGCCGAGGCGTCCTACGGGACGTTCCTTGCGCCGACGAAGTTCATCGAGTTCACGAAGGAATCCCTTCAGCTCAAGAAGACCACCGCTCAGAGCGCCGGCATCGCGGCGGGGCGGCTCGTTCCGCTCTCCAGCCGCCGTGTGGTGACGCAGCGGCAGGCATCTGGGTCGCTGGAGATGGAGGTCACCACGAAGGCAATGGGCGTGCTGCTGCAGACGCTCATGGGCACGTCGGTGACCCCGGTACAGCAGGTGGCGACCGCGGCGTATCTCCAGACGCACATCCTCGCGGACACCGCAGGTAAGAGCCTCGTCATTCAGAAGGGGGTCCCGCTCACCACGGGCACGGTCACGGACAAGACGTTCCTGGGCTGCAAGGTGATCTCGGCGGAGTTCTCGTGCGAGGTCGGCGGGATGCTCGTCGCGACGTTCGAGATCGACAGCAAGGACTGCGACGAGACGCAGACCCTGGCGGTCGCCACATACCCGGCCATGTCGCCGTTTCACTTCGGGCAGATGTCCGTCAAGACGGGCGCCTACGGCACGGAGACCGCGCTCGACGGGATCCGCAAGGTGACGCTGAAGATCGAGCGCGGCATGGCGGTGGAACGGTTCTACGCCGGGCAGTCCGGGCTGAAGAAGGAGCCGATCTCCAACGATCAGGTCAAGATCACAGGCAGCCTCGAAGGCGACTACGTCTCGACTGTCCTCGATGACCTGCACACCAGTGACGCAGCCACCAGCTTCGTGTGGGACTTCACCGGCTCCCTCATCGAGGGAGTACACAACGAGCGGATCACGTTCAAGGTTCCGGCCATCAGGCTGGACGATGCGCCGCCGACGGTCGAGGGCTTCGACGTCATCAAGCCCACGTACAACTTCACCGGGCTGTACGACGGAACGAACCCCACGGCCATCGAGTACATGTCCACGGACATCACGCTCTGATCGGAGGCGGGCGTGCCAGCCTCCTTCCAGATCCTTGGGACCGGCCAACTCCTGGAACTTCAGCGGAAGCTCAGGGCGGCTGGTCACGAGAACATCCGCTCGTCCATGCAGCGGCGTATCCGGCGTGCGGCCGAGCCGCTGCGCAATGACCTGCAGTCCACGGTCCGCGGCCTGTCGATCCAGTCGGCCGGCCGCGGGGCGGGGAAGCGCGGCGGGCCGTCGCCGACGACCCGGCCGCTGCGGGCGTCGATTGCCCAGGCCATCCGGATCAGCGTCCGGACCGGCGGGAACCCTGGTGCCCGTGTGTGGCTCGACAAGGGGCTCCTCCCCCCGGACATTCCGATGGGTGTCGTGAACCGCCTGAACGAAGGGCGGCTCAGGCACCCGGTGTTCGGCAACAAGCGGCGCTGGGCCCAGCAGAACACCACCCCCCTGTGGTGGGACAAGACCGTGCGCAAGCACACCCCCCGCATGACATCCGAGGTGGCGCGCGTCCTGGACGACGTGCGCCGCCGTATCGAGTAGGAGCAGCCTTGATCATCGTGTACACGCCTGCGGGCGGGGAGCCGGAGCAGTACGACGCGCGGACGCTCCTGGCGTCGGAGGCGTCGATCGTGGCCCGGACCATCGACCAGAAGTGGCCGGCCGTGAAGGAGGGCCTCGTCGATGACGACCTGGACGCGATGCGTGCCGTGGTCTGGGTCCTCAAGAAGCGGGCCACGCCCACCCTCCGCTACGGGGAGTTCGACCCGGGCGTGGACGAGATGGTCACCCGCTTCGACAAGGCCGAGGTCGAGGGCTGGGTGGACCGGGTCTTCGGTCTGCTCGGCACCGACCCGAACGTCACAGTCGACACGGTGATGGCGGCACTGAGCGAGGTGCCGGACGTGGCCGCGGACCCGGACTACGCGCGGACGTACATCGAGAAGCGGCACGCCGAGGCCGAGGCCGGGGGAAAAGACCCGGCACCGGCCGACGAGCCGACGGGATCTGGACCCGCGCGGACGAAATCTACGAAGAGGACATCCACGTCCTCCGTGCCCAGTTCCTAGGGCTGTTCGCCCACCTCCTGCACATGTCGCCGGACGTCGTCGACCGGCAGCAGGTCGACGACTTCTACTCGCTCGTCTGCTGGCTCGACGCGCACCAGCAGGCCCAGCAGCAATCCGGAGGTGAGTGACCGTGGCGACTCGCCTTACGTTCCTGCTCGACGCCCGTGACGGGGCTTCCCGCGTCATGGACCGGATCGGCGACAACGCAAACCGGCTCGGCCGGCGGATGCTCGCTGCGTCGATCAACGGTGACGCGGCGATGCGCCGCTTCGGGAACTCCACGACCCGGGCCATGGCCGGGCTGCAGCGCGACACCGACATCGGGGCGAAGGCGGCCGAGGCGCTGAAGGGCGCCCTGATCAGCCTGGCCCCGGCCGCTGTGCCGATGGCTGCGTCTCTCGCGCCGATCGCTCCGGCTGTTGGTGCGGCTGCTGTGGCGACCGCGGCTTACGCGGCGGCGCTGGGCCCGCAGATTGCCGCGATGACTGAGGCGGCTGAGGCTGAGAAGAAGTACACCGACGAGGTCGCCAAGTCGGGGGCCCGGTCCGAAGCTGCGATTACCGCGCAGATGGAGTACGTGCGTGCGGTGGCGGACATGCCGCCGGCCACGCGGCGTGCGGCGGCTGGTCTGTCGGTGCTGAAGGACGAGTACAAGCAGTGGAGTGACTCGCTCGCCGAGGACACGATGGGCCCGGTCACCAAGGGCATGGCCGTCTTCACCGCGCTGCTGCCGCAGACCACCGGGCTCGCGAAGGGTGCGTCTGCGCAGCTTGACCGCATGATGACGATCCTGGCCGGTGGGATGTCGTCCCCGGGCCTGGAC